GTATCGTGAGAGAACGAAATCACTTGAAGACAAAATAGTTGTTGCTTTCTGCCTCCAACTGGTGTAGAGTCAATTTCATAGAAAAGGAGAACACCAGTGGCCAAGTTCAGCATCTCAATCGTTAAGGTCCAGCCCAAGCCACCGACGCTCGCCGAGCGCATCCGCAAGATCCTGGGGAAGTAACATGCAACTCAATCAGCCCTGCTCCATCGAGCACAACGGTCGCCACTACACCATCACCCTCCTGGCGAAGCAGACCTACCGCTTCGACGCCTTCAACCGCACCCTCGACAACCATGCACCTGACATGGACCTGGAATACGAGTTCGAGGACAACGCGGTGGCGTGGGCTCAGTACATCGACGACGCCATGCTCGAAGCTGGCATCATTGTCTACAGCGATGTCTTGGAGTGCTACTGCCCGGCTGAGCTGAAGGACGAGTGGGAGCAGGAGGCCGAGACGGAAGCCCGCACCGAGGCCGAACACATTAGGCAGGAGAGCCGCAGTGACATCTTCATCTAACGACGACCACGTTGTCATCGGCAAGGACGGCAAGGTCAAGGCCCTCGTTGGGCATGATGCCGTCCAGCTTATGCGGGTCAGCACCCTCATCAGCGGCCTGAAGATGCACATTGCCACGGGCGGGCGCATGATCCTCACCCGTGGTGCCACCCCGACCTTCCTGCTCAAGCAGGCTACCGGCTACACCGGCAAGGTCTACAAGCGTGGGCAATACCAGCAAGCGATCGACGACCTGAAGGTGTGGATGGACGTGATGAAGTCTGCCCTGCCAGTGGAGGTCAGGTGATGAGACCGTGCCCATGTGGAAGCGGCTGCAATAGCTGGTGGATGAACGATGCTAAGGGCATCCCGCTGGCACGGGTCTGCGAGAAATGCGAGGAAACCAAGCGGGCAACCTACAATCCAGCCGTGTTCGACGGCAGCCGGTACGACCAGGAGATCGAGGAGCAGATTGACGACGACTACTGAAAATAGTTGTTGCTTTCTGCCTCCAGGTGTGCGAGGGGGATCTTGTCCACAGAAAAGGAGAACACCATGTCCAAGAATACACACACAACCCGCGAAGGCTGGCTCCAGGCTGCAACCAAGGCGCTCGACGCCAAGTTCTTCAGCGGCAAGGGCTACAAGCTGCCAGAGAAACTCGGCTGCTCGTGCGGTTTCCCGCGTGGCCATGCCCGCGCGATTGGCCAGTGCTGGCACCCCTCGGTCGCCAAGGATGGCACGACTCACATCTTCATCTGTCCAAGCCAAGACGACACCATGCGAGTCCTCGACATCCTGCTCCATGAGCTGATCCATGCGGCGGTCGGTCTGGCATGTGGGCACCGTGGCGCCTTTAAGAAGCTGGCCACCGAGTTCGGCCTGACCGGCAAGATGACTGCAACTGTCTGTGAACCCGGTTCCGAGCTTCACAGACAGTTAGCGTCCATTGCCACCGAGCTCGGCGACTACCCTCACTCCGCCATGGGCAAGCGCAATACCAAGGGCGACGGTGACGAGGGTGAAGGCAAAGGCGGCGCCCGGCCCTGGTCCATGTGGATCAGCGTCAACAACCCGGAGTTCAAGGTCTATGCCCATGCTGGTCAAGTGGCCGAGTTCGGCGAGCCCCGCGACCCGGATGGTGGCCGCATGTATATGAAAGGCACCGAGCCACCTACAGAGGAGGGCGAAGACGAGTGATCACCCTGATCCAAGAACCGGCGACCGGGACCAAGCTCCTGGTCGCCTCGGCAAGGGTAGCTCGGGCATTCCGCCCCGACCCTCGCCAGCCTGCATTCTGTTTCATCGACGGCAGTCCGTTGGCACATACCATGCTTGCGACTGCCCTCACACCGGCCGACCTACCGGCCCTCATCGAGGAGCTCCTGCGACCATGAACATATTCGTCACCAGCCCCGACCCGCTGGCCAGTGCCCAAGCCCTGGACGACTTGCGCTTGAACAAGATGATCCTGGAGACGGCGCAAATCCTTTGCACCGTGATCACCAAGCTCGGCGGGAAGACCCGGTACGCCCCGACGCACGGTTTGCACCCCTGCACCCTTTGGGCTGGTGAGACCAACGAGAATTTCAATTGGCTGGCAACGCACGGCATCAACCTCGTTAACGAGAAGGCAATGCGAACGCCCAATACGCAAACGCATCTCAGTCACAGCGTGATGCTCGAGGCGATCGCTCAACGGCATCTGGTGCCACGTGGTCCACAGACCATGTTCGCCAACTGCACCCCGTTCAAGCACCTGATCGACGTGACGGTTGCCTACCGGCTGACGCTGAACTGCAAATGGCACGAGGACGCGGCGAAGAAGCGCATACCTCGTTGGACGCTCCGCGAGCCGCCACCCTGGCTGATCGCTCAACGGACTGACCTGGAACGTGTATTGGAGAAGATGGGATGCGAATTTCCACAGAGCGCGGTGACCCTGGTTTCCGCGAAGACGCGCTCGACCTAGACATCAGCATCTGGCTGAACGGCATCGAACAGAAGAATGCCGTCATGGCCGATACGGTCCTCGGTGTGGTAAAGGTGTGGACCAAGACTTACGGCTACGTGGAGCACACCGGCCACGTGGAGATCCGCAACCATGAAGGGAAAAGCATCGATGACGCCAGCAGAAGCAAACGACCACGCGGTGGCAAAGGCAGGACAGGATGACGGCGCCTGGAACACCCGGTACGTCCTGGCACTGAAGGAGGTCGGCTTCAAGCTGGCCAATACCCTCCCGTCGCCGGACTATGCCACCCTGATGCCACCTGCACCGACGGCGCACCCCGACCGCTACCTGTACCCCTCGGTTATTGTGCCGCTCTAAATTAACGCTTGCCTTTTGCTCCCGGGTCGTGTAGACCTGGGAGCACCAACAGAAAAGGAGACCCAAGTGACCATCTCATTTCAGAACGAAGGCGTTGCCAGCATCACGGCGCTGACCACGTTCGGCGTCAACGCCAAGTCCAACGAAAATGCCATCGGCTTCTTCGGCACTGGCTTCAAGTATGCCGTGGCCATCATCCTTCGCAACGGCGGCTCGGTCGTGCTCTATCAGGGCAAGAAGCGTTCGGCCTTCGGCCTCAAGCGCATTGTCGAGCAGGGTAAGGACTTCGACGTTGTCACCCTGTCGGGTCGCCCCTTGGGCTTCACCACGCGGGTCGGCATCAAGTGGGAGCCGTGGATGGCTTTCCGCGAACTGCACTGCAACGCCACCGACGAAGGCGGCACGAGCTTCGGTTACAGGGTTCCGCCGGTCGAAGGCGCCACGACCATCCATGTGGATGGCTGGCCTGAGTTCGCGGCGTGCTTTGAGAAGATCGGTGACTTCATCCTCAAGTCGAAGCCGATTTACCAGTCGTCCGGCGTGGACATTCACCCCGGCCCGGCCAATGGCATCTTCTACCGTGGCGTGCTGGTGGGCAAGCTGGAGAAGCCTTCCGCCTTCACGTACAACATCACCGGCCACATTAGCCTGACCGAGGACAGGACCGTCAAGTACTCGTGGGAGCCGTCCAGCATGGTCAGCCGTGCCGTGCTGCAATGCCTGGACCCTGCCATCATCGAGGACGCAGTGACCACGGGCAAGGACTCCTTCGAGGGGCATCTCGGCTTTGATGGTTGCGGCGTGGACCCGGTTCCGACCTTCCTGGACACGGTCGCCCGGCTGGCCAAGTCGCCTCAGTCATCGCTCTTGGCTCCTCAGGTTAAGGAACTGTTAGCCAAGCACCGCGAGGAGTTCGTCGCCGACGAGCGCATACAACTCAACGACGAAGAGACTGACATGCTCGAGGCTGCCTTCCGCATCCTTGAGAAGAATGGCTGCACCCGCATCCGAGACGTGCCGCTCTACCCGGTCGCCTTCCTTGGGCATGGGGTGTTCGGCTTGGCCAAGGGTGGCAAGATCTTCCTCAGCCGTAAGTGCTTCGCGGCTGGATTTACGAATGTGGTCGGCACCTTGTTTGAGGAGTACGCTCATGTTGAAATGAAGCAACAGGACTGCACCCATGACTTCCAAAACTACCTCGTGGACTCACTGGCACGGGCGCTGATCGCAAAGGAGAACGGCCTTGGAATACTTTCAAATCTACATGCTGATCGGCCTGCTCTTGCTGGTGGCAACGCAAGCGGGAGTGGGACAGTGGCCGACTCCGCTGATGGCCGTGGTGTGTATCCTGTTCTGGCCCCTCCCGGTGTGGTGGGCAGCCAAGTGGATGTGGAGTTCTAAGCCCAATGAAGAAGCACCGGCCACCAAAACGACGGAGCCCAATAGCGAAGGCGGTGACCCGCCTTCGTCCGCAGGTGATCCCGGACAAAAGGGCTGACGTCCTAACGAAGGAGGCGATCCTCGACGCGATGCAGGCTTTGGGCGACCAGCCGGATCCGCCTGGGACCGTCTACATCTGTACGAAGTGCGGCGCCACCAGTGGCAATGACTGGAGCCAATGCAACGGCCTCTGTCCGTTCCCCTGGAGCCCGCACTATGCTCAGCGACGATGACTACCGCCGCATCTGGCGTGAAGCAGTGTTTGAAGCGATAACCTATGAACTGGAGCGACCGAAGATGGACACGACCCTGAGAAGCGTTAAGGATTTCCACATGGCCTTCGGGCTGGAGGCGATCAAAGAGAAGCCAAGCGAACCGGCGCTCATGGCGCTCATGGATTGCTGGAAGCGGCTCGCCGAGACCGCCAAGCTGGCACACGAGACGGCAGCCCTGCACCAGTGCCCGCACCTGCTACGGGTGCAGCTTATGACCGAGGAGCTCGCCGAGTTCGTGGAGGCGGTGACCAAGTGGGACCGCAAGGAGATGCTCCATGAGCTTGCCGATTGCCGCGTGGTCAACGACGGAACGGCCATTGCCTACGGCCTGGAGAATGCCCTGGTGCCAGCCGTGCTAGAGATCGGCCGCGCCAACATGAGCAAGCTCGGCGCCGACGGCAAGCCGGTATTGAGCGAGGCCGGTCGCGTGATGAAAGGCCCGGCATTCCGCAAGGCCGACGTCACGTCCTGCCTGACCGTGGAACCGAAGCTGCTCGACCTGCCTTTGGAGCAGCCGAACGAAGCCGATGCCCGCACCGTGCGCGACTACCTCAAGGCCCTGCTCACCCTGGCATGGACCGAGGAAGAGACCTTCGACGGCAAGCGGCCATTCGGCAACGGCGGATGGAGGCACACCGTCATTGACGCTTTGGTTGCAGGTGGTGTGATTGCAACCAAGGAGACCGACTTCGATCAAGGCGTCCAGGAAGTTGCAGCGGCCATTCAAGGCATGTGAGCCCCTTGTCTGTTAACCTTTGGGCAACTAAGGTCAGCCGGTGTTCACTCAGCCTGAAGGAGACTACCGATGATCAAGGCGTTCTTGTGGATCTGCCTTGCTGGTGGTGACCAGTGCTTCGGCATTGCCAGCGACAACGCTTGGAAGGCGACGGAGATCGCCGCCTGCCAAGATGCCATGGACGAGAAGCGCTCGGCGCTGTTCGAGCTCTTCAAAACCAAGGGCTTGAACGTGACGATCGAAGGCTTCTGCTCGACGTTCGACAAGGACGGGCAGCCGACCAAGGGAGATCCAGCATGAAACTGGAAAAGGTGAAGACGTGGCACTACCAGCTTCAAGGGGTGCCCAATAGTAAGACGCTGACGGCCGACCTCCTGGTCATTGACATTGACCAGAACCCGAAGCCGTTCCTCATCAAGCCGGATGGCACCCCGCGTGCCGTGGCGGCATACCTCTCGGTCGGCGAAGCCGAGGACTATCGCGCTTACTGGAAACAACTCCACGAGCGCAACATCAAGCACCCCGTGCTTCTGCCTGAGAACAAGGAGTGGAAGGGCAACTACCCCGTTCGCTTCTGGGATGCAGGCTGGCAGGAGATCATTCTCAACCGGGTGCATGAAGCCAAGCGCAAGGGCTTCACGGCCTTGTACCTGGACAAGGTCGATGTCTATGACGACATCGGCAGCCTGTACCCGAAGGCGGGCAAGGGTGTGGACATGGAGCGGGAGATGATCAAGTTCATTGCCCGCATTGCACATGCCGAGCCGACCCTCGATGTGATCCAGCAGAACGCCGACGGCCTCCTGGAGCACAAGGAACTATGGCCGCTGATTGCTGGCATAGGGCGCGAGGACCTATGGTTCGGCGAGGACGAGACCGGTGAATGGAACGATGCCACCAACATCCGGGAAAGCATTGCCCGCATGAAGGCGGCACGGATACCCGTGTTCGTCATCGAGTACCTGGACGACGCACGCAACCGGGCAACGGCGGCACGGCTGGCCAATGCCAACGGCTGGCCAATCTTCTTTGATGCAGAGGACAGGGAGCTCGACGGCTAGATGCTCGGCAACGGGGACATGGATGCCTGGGAGTCCCGGGACTTTTGGAAGCTGATGGCTGGTAGGCTCCTTGGAGAAGGAGTCTACCGCCGGACTTTCGAGTGTGCGCTTGACCCGACCCTGGTGATCAAGGTCGAACAGAACGAAGGACAGTTCGCCAACGTGAAGGAATGGTCACATTGGCAGGACTGGCAGCATTGCCTCAGTGTGGCAGATTGGCTCGCCCCATGCACTGCCATCAGCCCGAACGGCAAATTTTTGTTGCAACGCAAAACGACTCCATTGAATATGGACAAGTTGCCTGCATCGTTGCCAGCTTTTCTAACTGATAGAAAAACAGGCAACTATGGATATCTAGGCAAGCGGCTTGTCTGCCACGACTATGCAGGCTTGATCGTCACAGTTAAGGAACGCTTAACGAAAGCGAGATGGACCGATGCTTGAACTGTTCATGGTGGCCTGCACCCTCAATGGCGAATGCCGAAACTACCGCGTGCCAATGCCGGAGGACGTGAGCGCCTTCCAGTGCATGATGCAGTCCCCGATGACCCTGGCACGTTGGGCTGAGGATCACCCCGGCTGGCAACCCCGCAAGTGGAAGTGCGACCGGCTCTCCAAGGACACTTGAAAATAGTTGTTGCTTTCTGCTCCTGCTCCTGGTAGAGTCTACTCATACTAGAAAAGGAGCCACCCCATGATCGTCACCGTTCACTTCCGCCGCGAGTTCCTCAGCGGCAACCTTGCGGGCATCACCGTTTACGAATGCTTTCGCAGCGACCTTTGCATGGCGCCGAAGATCGGTTCGTCCAAGGTCATCCGCCCATATGGGCTGAGCGGCCAAGCCCGTGACACGATCCTTGGGATCGAGCCCTATGCCACCATCACCACGCCGAAGGGTGAGGTGCATTATGTCGACTAACATCCTTCGCCTCAACAGCTTCCCCGCCAAGGTGTTCACATACAAGCCCAACGGGCGAACGTTCATCGCCGAGGCGAGCACCCTCCAGGACAAGTTCCTTCTGCCGATCTACACGGATGCAGCCGACGTCGGGCTGACCATCGAGGGAAGACGTCACAAAGTAACGTATTCCCTCGATCGCGTGGACCAAGGCCCGGACGGGATCAGGGCTTGGCACTTTCTTCCGATCCCAGAGGACCGCAAGATCAGCGGCGCGACAAAGGTGGTGATATTCAATGACTGACGAGCAACCCGACGGCGCCTTGCTGGTGCTGTACGACGACACGGTGACCGTGCTCATCGAGCGAGGATGGGACAACACAGAATTGCGCGAAGCATATTCCGGTCGGAATATGTTTGGCGCAAGCTGCCCGGCCATCGTCACGGACGCGCCTCCCGCTGCCTTTGGTGCAGCCTTTGCAGTGGCGTGCATGAGACAGGAGCTCGACGTGTACGACGAGCACACGACACCGGCGGACATGGTCCAGCGGACTGAGCTCCTGGTGGCAGCACACTTGCCGAAACGAATTGACAACATGGGCAAGAACCAGTTAATCTTCTACTGAAAGGAAACCACATGAACAACATCAACGGAATGGGGATCTACATCCCTTCGCTCGGTCGTGCCCATAAGGTGGTCGATCGCCAGAACGTCCTCCATGAGTTGCCCAAGGCGGCGCTCGACGCTTGCGCCCTGGTGGTGCAGCCGCAGGAGGCTGAGGCATACCGGCGCTCACTTGAACGGGTGGGCATGGGTCACGTCGCTATCCTCCAATGTCCAGTCAAGGGTATTGCTGCCACCCGGCAATGGATCTGCGAGATTGCACCCGAGGAGAAGGTGCTGATGTTCGACGACGACATCAAGTTCACGGTGCACATAAGTCCAGGCTCCGAAAAACTTCGGAAACTGGACTTAAAGGCAGGCGAAGGGATGGACATGCTCGAGGCGTGCTCGGCAGCCCTGGACGAGTACCATCATATCGGCATCGCTGACCGCGTGGCCGCAAGCCGGGTGCCAAGCGAGGCAGGTGCGCCGCTCATCGTGGAGAACACCCGCCTCCTCCGTGCCTTGGGCTACCGGGCAGCCACGCACCGCACCCTGGAGCACAACCGCGTGGACGTGATGGAGGACTTTGACATCGCTCTCCAGCTCATCAAGGCAGGCTACCCCTCGGCGAATATCTCGTGGTGGTGCCAAGACCAGCGGGCAACCCAATGGAAGGGCGGATGCAGCACGTACCGGACGCACGAGTTGCATGAGCGTTCGGCTCGCAAGCTGGCCGAGTTGCACCCTGGCATCGTGTCGCTTCGACAGAAGGAGAACAAGGGTGGCGGCGAGTTTGGCACCCGCACTGAAGTCACCATCCAGTGGAAGAAAGCGGCCGAGCTCGCAAAATAGTTGTTGCTTTCTGCCTCCATCGGGTGTAGACTCCTTCTCATAGAAAAGGAGCTACCCCGATGCAAACCTACACACACAAGCTGATCTTCACCCCGGACATGCTCACAGCCTACCGCGCCCTCGTTGCCAACGCCGAAGGCTGCATCATCAAGTCGGTCGGCGACTACATCTGGCGCGATGTGTACCTGGACAACGCCAAGCCGAACGGCTGGTCGCCCCGCAAGTGGGCTGGCGTCCTGTCTCAGCTCGAGAAGGCGGGCTGCTACATCCGCAACGACAGCGTCTTTGGCACTGTACGGATGCCAGTGGGAGCGCTGTGATGATTGAGTTAATAATTCTCCTCGTCGCTGGTGGGCTGGTCTACCACATGGCCCTCGCTGTGGGAGGTCTATGCGCCGGGTGCTCCTCGTTCTGGTGCTGGTGGGCTTGGCCGCTCAATTCTTGGGTGTGAAAGGCTGATACAACACAACCGACGGTTGTTCTCAAGTTGTATATGGCTCGCCTCAAACTCCGTGCGGCGCACAGACTTGCACAGACTTGCACAGAGTATTGGCACACTCTGTGCGGCGGATTGCTGAACGAGCCCAATGAGTTAAGCCCAAAAGCACAGAGTGCACACCCTTTGGGACAATTTGAAAATTGGTGTAGCAAACGCACGGAGTTGCTTGTGTAATACCTATTTTTTTCTGAATGAATGAAATATGGTACTTAACTCTGTGCACTCTGTGCTATGCGTTGTTTTTGTTGGGCTTTTTGCCAGCACAGAGTGATCCTCAAACCCCGTTCACTCTGTGCACTCTGTGCGCCTGCTCCTTTGGGCTTGCGGAAACTCATTTCGTATGCAACTTATTCATTTTCCCCTTCGCGCGCGTACGAGGAGCTTCTGCACAACCATGACGGGCATCAGTTCAACGGGCAAGAACAACCCTGTCGTCAAAACCGAACAGCACCCGGATGACCCGCTTGGGTGGCGGGCGCCGGTACGTGCCAGCCGCGTGAAGTTTGACGAAGAGCAGAAGCTGAAGTACCTGGACATCCTCAAGCTGACCGGGAACAAGATCAAGGCCCGCGAAGCAGCCGGTGTGCACCGGAACACCATCTTCAACCATCGCAAGAGCGACCCGGACTTCTCGGACGCCGAAGACAATGCGCTGGAAAGCTACAGTGCTGAGATCACCACGCGGATCGAGCGCGAAGCCCTGGAGGGGCATACCGAGAAGATCACCCGCGAGGATGGCAGCACCATTGAGCGCAAGATCCTGGAGTCTGGCATCCGTGCCATGATGCTGAAGGGACACGACCCAGAACGATACAACCCGAAGACCGAGCTCGACGTCAACGTCAACGGTGGTGGTGGCGTGCTGGTGGTGCCATTCCCCGTCAGCAAGGAGGAGTGGATAGCCCTGTACGCCCCGAAGGATGAGCCGCCCAAGGAGCTGGAGACCTTCGAGGATGTTTGAGGACTTAGCTGCACCCTTTGACAATGTCGAGCTGCCTGACGAACTGAACGTCAAGCTGGAGGAGCTTGGCCTGCCGAAGCAGAACTACCGCAAGGCCGAATGGAAGCCGATCTGGGGATCACAGATCCAGTACATGCGGGCACGTGAGTTCTTCGAAGTGCTGTACGAAGGCACGCGCGGCCCTGGCAAGACCGACACCTTGCTGATGGACTTCTGCCAAGAGATCGGCAAGGGATACGGCAAGGCGTGGCGCGGCATCCTGTTCCGGCAGACGTACAAGCAACTCGGCGACGTCATCAACAAGACCAAGAAGTGGTTCCCGCTTTTGTTCGGCAAGCGTGCCAAGTACAACGCGAGCGAGCACGTGTGGACGTGGGACACGGGCGAAGTGTTGCTGCTACGCCAGTTCACACGCGACAGCGATTACTGGAACTATCACGGCCACGAATACCCATGGGTCGGCTGGGAAGAGCTTTGCAACTGGCACGACTCGACCGGCTACCTTCGCATGATGTCCACGTGCCGCTCCACTCACCCTGAAGTGGCCAAGATCATTCGCTACCGCTCCACGACCAATCCCTACGGCCCCGGCCACAATTGGGTCAAGCATCGTTTCAAGCTGCCAGCTTGGCGCGGTCGCCCGATCATGGGTGAGGTCAACGATAAAGGTGAGAAGCAGCCCGACCGCCTTGCCATCCATGGCCACATATCCGAGAACTACATCCTGCTCAAGGCTGACCCTGGATACATTGACCGCTTGCGTCAGTCCGCCAAGAGCGAGGCAGAGCTTGCGGCCTGGATCGATGGGTCGTGGGACATTGTTGCAGGCGGCATGTTCGACGACGTGTGGAAGCCCAAGGTCCACGTCGTGCGTCCGTTCCAGGTGCCTCAGTCATGGCGGATCGACCGCTCGTTTGACTGGGGTAGCAGCAAGCCGTTCAGCGTGGGCTGGTGGGCTGAGAGCGATGGCACAGACTACATTGACGGGGATGGCAACGTGCGCTCCAGTGTGCGAGGCGACCTGTACCGGATCGCCGAGTGGTATGGCAGCACGGGTGAGCCGAACGAAGGACTGAAGATGCTCGCCGTGGACATTGGCAAGGGCATCATCCAGCGTGAGCTCGACATGGGTATTCACCAGCGAGTGAAGCCCGGCCAAGCGGACTCGAGCATCTTCGACGTGGAGAACGGCATGTGCATTGCCGACGACATGGAGAAGCGGGTGCGCTTGGATGATGGACGAGAGTTTCTCGGCCCTAAGTTTGACCGAGCAGACAAAAGCCCTGGCAGCCGCAAGACCGGATGGGAACAGATGCGGAAGATGTTCAAGGGCGCACTGCCTACCGGCAAGCCGCGCGAAACCCCTGGTCTTTTCATCTTCAGCCGGTGTAAGCACTTTCAACGGACGGTGCCCGTGCTACCGCGTGATGAGAAAGATATGGATGACATCGACACCGATGCCGAAGACCATATCGCAGACGAAACCCGTTATCGTGTCCGCGCGGTGGTGCAGCGGGCGGCACAAGGCAAGGTTGTCGGCGCGTGGTGATTGGGCTACGTTGCCACGCCGATCCCAGGAGATAGACCATGTCGCTGAACAGCAAGCATCCGCAATACGCCACCTTCTTGGAGGATTGGACGAAGTGCCGCGATGCTTACCGTGGCGAGCGACATGTGAAGGAGAAGGGCGAGGCGTACCTGCCAGCGACGGGCGGCATGGTGGCCGATAACCATAAGGTCGTTCACTCTTCGGGCTGGCACGCTTATCAGGCTTACAAGACCCGAGCCGTTTACCATGAGTTCTATGCTGAGGCGGTTGAAACCTTCATCGGCATGATGTGGACCAAGCCACCGACGATCGAGCTTCCGGCTGCCCTGGAGCCCATGCTGGACCAAGCCACCATTCACGGCGAAGGCCTCATGGCCTTGCTTCGGCGCATCCACGAGCAACAGCTTGTGAGCGGACGCCTTGGGCTTCTGCTCGACCTGCCGAAGGTGCCTGACCCGGCTCAGCCGCTACCTTACATCGCCCTGTATGAAACCGAGGCGATCATCAATTGGGACGATGGCAGCCGCGAGGATGTGACGAAGGACAGCCTCAACCTTGTGGTGCTCGACGAGACGGAGCAGGTTCGCACCGCTCAGTTCGTGTGGCAGAAGCAAGAGAAGTACCGCGTGCTCGTGCTCGGCGACATCACGGTCAACGAAGTCAAGGGTCCATACTCGGCCGGTGTGTTCACGGCTGCCTCGGTCGTCAACAACGGTGCAGGCACCAGCGGCCCGTCCACGAACAATCTCACCTTCACGCCTGAGGGGTTGATACAACCCTCCATTCGTGGCAAGACCCTGGACAAGATCCCGTTCGTATTCATTAACTCTAAGGACATCGTGTCCACACCGGACAAGCCACCCCTCCTCGGGCTGGCTGAGTTGTGCATGGCAATCTATCGCGGCGAGGCCGACTACCGGCAAGCGTTGTTCATGCAGGGACAGGACACCCTCGTGGTCATCGGCGGCGATGATGAGAAGTCGTATCGCATCGGTGCAGGTGCATCGATCGTGCTCAAGGCTTCGCCCGGCGCCGACGCCAAGTTCATCGGCGTGGACAGCAACGGCCTGACCGAGATGCGTGAGGCGTTGCAGAACGACAAGAGCCAAGCCCAACAGAAGGCAGGCAGCCTGATCGACACCCGTTCCAAGGCGAAGGAGTCGGGCGACGCACTGTCTACTCGCTTGGGCGCACAGACGGCCACCCTGACACAGATCGCTTGCGCGGCCTGCTATGGGCTGGAGAACCTACTGAAGATGGCCGCTGAGTGGGTCGGCGCTAACCCCGACGAAGTCAAGGTCATGCCGAACCTCGAGTTCGAAGACGAGGAGATGACCGGCAAGGACCTGATCGACCTGATGTCCGCGAAGAGCATGGGTGCACCGCTGGCCAACGAGACGATCCACACCCTGATGCAGGAAAAGGGCTTGACCGAGAAGAGCTACGAGGAAGAGCTGGAGATGATCCAGGAAGAGCAGCCGCTCGTCGTCGGCGGCCCTGGTGCCAAGACGCAGGACAACGCCAGCCTCAACCCGGATGACCCGAACTACGACCCGACGACGGACCCGAACTACGATCCGTCGAAGGACCCGAACCATCCGCACTATGTGGACCCGACGAAGCCCGACCCGACCAAGCCGGCGCCTCCAAAGAAGAAGTGAGGTAGCAAGTGAACAAGGCTCAGTTCACGTTCAAGTTGTTGCAGGCGATCACGCGCACGACGCAGGGTATGCTTCAGGCGAACGCGGTCTATGGCTACATGCCCGCGCCACCCCGTGACGTGGCGATCATAGAAGTGTGGAAGACCTGGAACAAGATGAACCCGGCGGACGAGCTGAGTCTTGCCGCGTTCAAGGACAAGGTGCTGGCAGAAGCCAAGGCTGGTCGCATCTGGCTGAAGCACCCCGGCGCCTTGTTCAAGCACGAGCTGCACCTGGAGAACCGCTTTGAGATCAAGCAAGGCGGCATCCTATGGAAGATGCCGACCAAGTATGGGACGGACACATGGCACGCCATTGACCAAGTCAAGGCGGCTGAGGACTTGGCTGCCCGCACCCCTGTTCCGGCCGTGTCCGACTTCCAGCCCGATCCCAACGTGCCAGCCGGGCGCTCACGCAAGTACGAGCCAACGCTCCCGCCTGCACTGCCAGCCAACGTCATCCGCTTGCCCCTGACTGCCAACGAGCAGTTCCTGGATGCGATGATCCGTCAGCAGATCTACCTCTTGCGCCTGAGCAAAGGCACGCAAGACAAGGTTGTAGAGCTACTTCGAAAGGTTGACGGCGACCTTGCGGCGAAGATCCGTGCGGCTGGCATCGACGGCGGCATCAGCCCGACCACACTCAAGCGGCTCAACATCCTCAAGGACTACCTTGGCAGCGCACGTGCCAAAACATGGGACGACGTGAACGAGCTATGGGTCAAGGACATCCTTGCCCTGGCAGAGAAGCAGCCCGAGATCCTCCGTGGCCTGATGAAGACCGTCAGCCCGGTTGAGCTGAATGTGGTTATGCCTGCACCCGAGACCCTGAAGGCGATCGTGGGGACACACCCGTTCGAAGGGCGCACGCTGAAGGAGTGGGGTGACAGCCTGAAGAAGACCGAGTTGCAGAAGATCAGCGACCAGTTGAACATCGGCATGGTTCAGGGCGAGTCCAGCTCGGCGCTTGCCCGGCGCATTGTGGGCAGCTACGAGCTTGGAGGCGTGGACGGTGTGACCGAGGTCACAAGGCGGAACGCCATGGCGATCACCCGCACCGCAGTCAATGCCGTGATGAACGCGGTCAACCGCGACTTCTTCAACTCGAACGCTGAGTATTTCAAAGGCGAACGCTTCGTTGCCACCCTGGACTCCAGGACGACCCCGATCTGCCGTTCGCTGGATGGCAAGGTGTTCCCCGTTGGCGAAGGCCCGATCCCGCCGCTGCACTGGAATTGCCGCTCCATCCGCGTGGTGACGCTCGACGGTGAGGCTTTGGGCAAACGACCGGCCCGCAACTACACGATCGACGGCCTGCTCCGTGAGTTCACAGAAGCTGAGGGCATCGATGGAGTGAGCGACCGTGACCTACTGCCACGCGGATACAAGGGCGCCTTTGACACGTTCATGCAACGCAGGATCAGGGAACTGACTGGTCAGGTGGCAGCGGACGTGGACTATGCTACATGGCTGAAGCGGCAACCGGCTGCATTCCAGGACGACATCCTCGGCGTGACCAAGGGCAAGCTCTACCGCACCGGTCAGCTCAGCCTGGACAAGTTCGTGGATGCCCAATACAACGAAGTGAGCTTGAAGGACCTTGCCAAGATCCACGGTGATGTGTTTCGATTGGCTGGCCTTAACCCGGAGGACTTCCTATGATCACCCGAGCAGAGCTCGAAGGCTGGCACGACTTCCCAGATGAAGGACATGGAGTGAAGATGGAAAGCGCAGTGGAGCCGACCGGCTTCGTTATCGAGGCGAACAAGAAGGACGGCACAAGCTGGCTCTTCATCCAGGACACGCATGTCGGCTGGACCGGCTCCAGCGAGCAGGCGTTGCGCTTCGCGCGCAAGATTGACGCAGAGCACTTCCTCAGCGCCTTCGTTGGGCTGCCTGACGTTCACGTCGTCCCATTATCGGCTTGTTAACTTCTTGCTCCTGGCATAGCCTGCTCTCGTTCAACATGAAGGAGGGTCGCTATGTTCAAGCACCACAACAGCGCACTCAATCGAACCTTGCGCAACCGTGGCATTCCTTGGACGCACCATCGACCTCCGTCTCTATGACGCACCGCAACACTTGCGCACAATCCCGGCCCGTGGCACAAGCTGCCACGGGCTTTCTCATGGAGCGACCCGGATGCCAATGACCGCGAAATTTAAGGCTGCCCTCAAGCTCGTACTGAAGAGCGAGGGTGGAAACGATGATGACCCGGATGATCCGGGTGGCCGCACTTCGCGCGGCATAACCCAAGACGATTGGGACCGCTACACCAAGCGGCACGGAATGCCGAAGAGCGATGTGTGGGAGGCGCCGCAAGCGCACATTGAGAAGCTCTACTGCGAAGACTACTGGGACCTCATGTCCGGCGACAAGGTGCCGTTACCCATGGGCTACCTGATGTTCGACTCGGGCGTTCTGTCCGGTGTAGGCTATGCCCGCAAGCTGGCACAGAAGGTCGTCGGCGTGAAGCAGGACGGCGTCTTCGGCCCAATCACCATCGCGGCACTGAACGCGGTCGACAAGCCGCAATTCATTAACCGTTACTGCGACCTCCGCCTGGACTACCTGCTCAGCAGGAAGATGGCCTGGAAGTACGGCGACGGATGGAAGGCCCGGCAAGATCGTGTCCGCAAGGAGGCACTTGCCATGACGAAGTTGCCGAGTTAATGATCTATTAACCTTAGAACGGGAGTGCGAGTCGATGGACGCGGTGAAGGACTTTTACGTCATAGCGGTGGTGAGCAACCCGGTCCGCTATGCCAGCCGGTACAAGTTATTCGCCGACTTTGCTCAGCACATGAAGGACGTCGGCGCTCAGCTCATCATCGTGGAGCAGGCGTTCGGGCAGCGGCCCTTCGTGCTCACTCAGCGTGACAACCCCTGGCACCTACAGTTCCGCACGGATGCCGAGCTCTGGCACAAAGAGAACATGATCAACCTCGCGGTTGAGTACCTTTGCCAGTTCAAGCCGGACTGGAAGTATGTGGCCTGGATCGACGCCGACGTGATGTTCCAGCGGCGCGACATCATGCTGGAAACGGTGCAGCAGCTTCAGCATTATGACTTCGTGCAGATGTGGTCGCACGTGGCCGACCTCGGCCCGCAAGGGCAGATCGTCAAGCAAGACGTCAGCTTCATGTACCAGTATCACCGGAACGGCATGGAGGCGCCCAAGACTGCAAAGGGTGTGCCATCCAAGTACGGATACGGCGTCAACGAGAAAGGCTACTTCTGGCATCCCGGCTACGCTTGGGCATCCCGGCGCTCAGCCCTGGACAAGGTGCGCTTGTTCGACAAGGGCATCCTCGGCTCCAGCGACCATCACATGGCCATGGCGCTCGTCGGCAAAGGCGAGCTCAGTGTCCCCTCCGGCCTGTCGCCTGCCTACTATGCAGCGGTGAAGACCTGGGAGGACTTGGCTCGATTGCAGATCCGGCGCAATGTCGGCTTCGTGCCCGGCACGATCACGCACGGCTGGCACGGCCCGAAGACGAAGCGCAAGTACACTGAGCGATGGGACGTGCTCCGCAAGTCGCAGTTCGACCCGCACCGCGACCTCGTCCGGGATGCTCAAGGGCTGTACCGGCTCAACGACTTCATGGACGACAGGAGTATCCGCCTGAGGGATGACGTGCGCCTGTACTTCCGCGACCGAGACGAAGACTCAACCTACATGGGAGGCTGACGTGCTGAAGGAAATCCAAGACCTCGTGGTTAAGTTCGAGGGACAGAACCCTGGCATCGCGGTACGAGTTGCAGTGGCATCCAGCGACATCAGGGTCAGCGCATTCGGCAAGGGTGACAGCAGCTACCACACGGCGGTCAAGGCCGAGTGGGCTACGCTGGCCAAGCTGGAGGAGATGATGACCCTGGCAGTCGGCAAAGTCGGTTCCGGCGTATGAACCAACTCAGCGTCTTCGTTTACCTATTCATCGCCGCGCGGGCGATTCTCTTCCTCCTGGTGATGCTCGGCATCGCCGCTACCTTGGGCTATGGATTCATGCAGGCCCTTGCAATCATATTCACTCTGGCATAGGGTGACCCGACTACGGTGGCAAATTAGCAACGGTGAACCCTATGAAGCTCAAAGCGGTGATTGACAGCCTGGACGGGCTGGACGATGCGTTCCATCCCCTCTACACTGAGAAGGATGGCAAGTTCCTGCTCACTGGCGTCGAAGGCATTAAGACGCAGGCGGATATCGACCGGGTGAACCGGGCGCTGACGCAGGAGAAAGATGCCCACAAGAAGACCAAGGAAAAGTTCGCCCCATTCGCCGACTATGCGGACAACGCGGACGACATCATACAGAAGCTCGACGGCTACGACGACCTCGTCGCCCGAGCAGACGGCAAGGGCAAGAACGATGCAGCCTTGGCAGCCGAGAACACCGAACTCAAGCGCAAGGTCACGGTCCTGGAGCGCGACCTGACCAAGGTCAAGGGCGACTACGACGGCCTCGTCGAGGTCAACACCGAATTGACGGCTGCCCAACGCAAGCGGGCAATCCACGACGCGGTCCGTGCGGCTGCAACCAAGTCCAAGATGCTGGAGACGGCGGTCGAAGATGCCCTGTTCCTGGCTGAGCGGGTGTTCGACGTGATGGAGGATGCCTCCGTTCAGGTCAAGGAAGGCAGCGGCTACGGCGTCGGCAACAAGCCGGACGACTGGCTCGCCGAGATACAGCCCAAGCGTCCGCACTGGTGGCCAGCCTCGGTCGGCGGCGGCGCACGCGGTTCGGGCGGTGGCGGTGGCGGCTTTGCCGACAACCCCTGGTCGAACGAGCACTGGAACATGACCGAGCAGGGACGTATCTACAACGCAGATCCTGCCAAGGCTGAGCGGATGGCTAAGTCCGCTGGCACGGAGATCGGTGGCCGTAAACCGGCGCCGAAGAAGTGAGCCGACGGCGGCGCACTAAGACGCACGCCTTGCAACCTGGAGGAGCTCCGGCTCCTCCACTCTCTCCCTATCAGTTGTGGATGCAAGTTCACGGCTGTTCACATGGGCATTGCCCCGAAGACTGCGAAAGCCCTCAGCCGACAGTGTACGAAGGCGATCTAGTTTGCGGGCGGTGCCTTATCCTTGAAGACAAGATCAGTGTGATGGTGCCCTGCACCCCTGAAAACTGTGAGGAAGGAAAGCCATGACAACGATGAGAGCGAAGCTACAGGTCAGCTCAGTGCAGAAGCACGAAGGCGGCAACGAAACCCTCAACTTCCACGGCGTGGCCAAGAGCAGCGCATACCCGGCCGACGGCCTGGACGAAGACAACACCTTCGCCAAGTGGAGCCCGAGCGTGAGCATGAGCATCCAGGTGGCGAACCCGGCGCTCTGGGGAAAGTTCCAGGCGGGCGACAAGTTCTATGTGGATTTCACCCCGGCTGAGTGATCGGTCGCGGTGCAAGTGGGAGAAGGCAGTCGCTCGCACCGGCTGCCTTTTTTCATTTTCCCTATTGTCAAGCGGTTTCACTTCGGTGTAAGAACGATTGCATAGACAGCCATGTGGTTGTCGCTTCTTCGGTTTCGTTGGCACGAGCGCCCATGTGGGAGAGCCGCCCGGAACCCCTTCTGCCTTCCCGGGCCATGTGGCAGGGTGGCGTTCCCCAACTACTGCAACGCCATTCAACAGGAGTCATCCAATGGCAACCGGCTCAACTGCAATTGCGGATATCGTCGTCCCGCGCATCTTTACCCCGATTGCGCAACAGATGACGGAAGAGAAGTCCCGCCTCATCCAGTCCGGCGCCCTGTCCAAGGATCCGGCGCTCGACGCGCTCCTTGCTGGTGCTGGCCTCACCTTCGACGTGCCGTCGTTCAAGCCCCTCGATAACGAGGACGAGAACGTCAGCGGCGACGACACCGACGACTCGTTCAAGGACGGCTTCACGCCGAACACGAACAGCCGTCCCAAGAAGATCGGCACTGCCACCGAGATCGGCGTCCGCCTGTCTCGTAACCAGTCGTGGGCATCCGCTGACCTTGCCAGTGCGCTCGGCCAGAAGGACCCGATGGAAGCCATCGCAGGCGAGGTCGCCAAGTATTGGGCGCTTCGTATGCAGGCTGCCTTCGTCGCCACGATGAAGGGCATCTTCGCCGACAACGACGCGGCCCCGGCTGGCAGCGAGCACACTCAGTACGACCTCCGCAACAGCGTGTCGGGCTCGAGCTTCGTTGACGGCGTGACCAACTTCACTTCCGAAGCGTTCCTCGACGCTGCCATCACCATGGGTGACAGCGAAGACTCGCTCGGTCTGGTGATGGTCCACTCGATCGTCTACAACCGCATGAAGAAGAACGGCCTGATCGACTTCATCCCGGACCAGACGAACCCGGTGGGTCAGGGCATTCCGACCTATCTCGGCAAGACGGTCATCGTCGACGACGGTATGCCTGCTTCGGGCGGCGTCTTCGAAACGTGGCTCTTCGGTTCGGGCGCGGTACGCCTCGGCGTCGGCACCCCGAAGGTCGCCACCGAGACCGAGCGCAAGGCGGCTGCCGGTAACGGCGGCGGACAGGAAGTGCTCTACAACCGCGTCGAGTGGATGATCCATCCGACCGGTCACAAGTACGCTGGCACGGCCCCGAAGGGCGGACCGACCAACGCTACGTCGAGCAACAACCTCGCCAACGCTTCGTCTTGGGAGCGCGTCTACACTCAGCGCAAGATGATCAAAATCGCTCGCCTGATCACCCGCGAGTACTAAGTCTAGGTCCGGGCAACTTGAAAGCAATCCTTTCAGGTTGCCCGGCCTTCCACTTGAGGGCGGCAATCCTGCCAGCCTTTGGGCTTGTTCCCAACCAACTGGAGAATGAAAATGGCTAAGGGTCTTCCTCGTTCACTCGCTCGCGGCAAGGGTAAAACCACGGTTCGCAAGCATCGTATGCCGTTCAAGGACGTGGCCGTATCGGTCGTCGGTGCCAGCGGCGTCGGCTACGGCTCGGCAGTCATCGGCGACTTCCCGGAGGGCAACATCCTGTTCCTCGGCGCCGTGGCCTATGCAACTTTCACGTCGGTTGACGCTGACGTCCAGGCAACCTACGACGGCGACTTCTCTATCGGCACCACACCGACGGCCGATGCCACCCTGTCCAGCACGGACGCCAACATCATCGGCTCGACTTCCTTCGGTGGCGCTGCTACCGCTGGCGTCAGCCCGACGATCCGCGCCACGGCTGCCACGGCTGCCAACTTCGACAACACCGACGGTTCGCTGGAAGTGAACCTGAACGTGATCATCGATGACGCCAACATCAGCGGCACCGCAGATTTCACGGCCGATGGCTGGATCGAAATGCTGTATGCCGTGATGGGCGACGACTAAGGTTCGCCTCGGGGGCTGTTCCCCGTGGCCCCTGATGGTGATGGCCGGAGGAGGGTGCCCCGTACCTCCTTCGGCCTTTTCATATCCGGTTCGTTGGGCTAACGTGCGGGCGATATGAAACTCACGGAGCACCTACAATGAAAGAACAGATCCACGAAGCCCTCCTCAAGCTCGATCCAAAGAACGATGCTCATTGGACAGTTGATGGGGCGCCCAAGCTGGACCAGCTTGGCATCGACGGCCTCAAGCGTTCCGACGTGATCAAGGCTGCACCGCAGTTCAGCCGGATGACGCCCAAACTGGCCACCATTGCCGAGGAGAAGGCTGAAGAGGCGAAGAAGGTTGCGGCTGCAAACGAGGTCCGCGCCAAGGTTGCCCAAGAAGCCACAACCGATGCGATCCTGGTGGCAACCGCCGAATACGACGAAGCTACCGAGATCGTCGCCGAGATCTTCGAGCGCATGAACGCGGTTCAGCTCGAATACAAGAAGGCGGTCGCCGAGCAGGACATCAAGGCACGTGCGCTCGACGCGGTACGCGGGCGGCGCTCCAGCCAAGACGACATCATGGACTACATTGCCGCACAGAATGCCCGGCGCTTTGCCGCTGCCACCAAGAAGGACTGATGGTCATGCTTCGCCGAGCCGTCAAAGCCGCTCTGTACTACATCCGCAAGCGGGATTGGACTGCTCGGCGTGCGGACCCGCATGGCATTTTCACACTCTCAACTCCGGTCGATTTCAGCACTGCCGTTAACACGGCCAAGTCCATCAACCTTGCCACCCTGGTCACGCCAGATGCCAAGGAAGCGAGCGGCTTGCGTCTGAAGTACGTTGACGGGACGCTGACCTACGTCGGCAACCCCGGCATCGCTGTTCAGGGTGGTGTGGTCACTTGGGTGGCACCGAACATCGTGTTCACCCCGACGACCGACTATACCGGCGCCATCTCCTTCAAGTTCGTTGTTGGCAATGGCCTTCGGCAGTATGGAGCGACAGCGAATGGGAGTGTAGCATGAGCGCACCTTACACCGTGAATTTCCTCAAGGTCCGCAACAACGTGGACTTCTACCGGACGTTCACCATCAAATCCAAGGCATCAGCGGAAGCAACCCCTGTCGCCGTCGACCTCTCGTCTGCAACCCTGTTTATGAAGTGGAAGCCTGCTCTCGGCGGTGCAGCCGTGGTCTCGCTTGCGGTGGGCACGGGCATCACCAAGCTGGATGCAGCGGCGGGCAAGATCAGTGTGTTGATCGACAGCGAGGACATGAAGGAAATCTCGGCGGGGAAGTACAAGTACGACCTCGTCATGGTGCGCTCCGGCCTTTCCGAGACCATCATGGAAGGCTACGTGAAAGTCGTTGATGGAGTGACAGCGCTATGAGCGGCTTGCCCGATATTGAGATTATCGTTCCAGCAGCCGACATTGAAATTGTCGTGCCAACGGCGGCTGCCCAAGAGGTTGTCATCGCAGCTTCAACCGAAGGCCCGCGCGGTGCGACGGTCTATGAGATTTGGCTTGCGGCTGGCAACGTCGGCACGGAAGCCGACTTCCTCGCTACGTTGGGCGGTGTTCCTGGACCCAAGGGCGACAAGGGCGATACCGGCAACACGGGCAGCACTGGTGCCCAAGGGCCGACGGGCGCTACAGGCGCTCAGGGAACGTCTATGCGCTACGGCACCACGAACCCGACGGGTGGTGACGGCAACAACGGCGACTTCTACATCAACACGGCCACCAGTTTCATCTTCGGCCCAAAGGCGGCTGGAGCGTGGCCGTCTGGTGTGTCCCTCATCGGTGCTACCGGCCCGCAAGGCAGCATCGGCCCGACCGGCAACACTGGTCCTCAGGGCGCGGCTGGCCTGACCATCCGCAACGGTGCAGGCGCTCCGTCCAACGGCTTGGGCGCTAACGGCGACTTCTATATCGACACGAACGCTTGGAACCTGTACGGTCCGCGCTCAGCGGGCGCATGGGGCTCGCCTACCAGCCTCATCGGCCCGCAAGGTGCCACGGGTGCAACCGGCGCAACCGGCGCTCAGGGACCGACTGGGAGCACCGGCTCGCAGGGTCCGCAGGGTATCCAAGGCATTCAAGGCGTCAAGGGCGATACCGGCGACACTGGTGCACAAGGCGACACCGGCCCGACCGGCGCAACCGGCGCCAAAGGTGACACGGGTGCACAGATCCTCACCGGCTCGGGCGCACCTTCGGGCGGCTCGAACGGCGACTACTACTTCCGCACCACGACGAAGGAGCTCTATGGTCCCAAGGCGAGCGGCACATGGCCCGGCTCACCAGCCGCTGACCTAACCGGCCCGACAGGTGCCACGGGTGCCACGGGCGCAACCGGCGCCACGGGTGCAGCGGGCAACACCGTCCTCAATGGCTCGGCGGCTCCTACGGGCGGCGTCGGTGTGGACGGCGACTTCTACTATGACACCGACGACTTCGTGTTCTATGGCCCGAAGGCTGGTGGCGCGTGGCCTTCTGGCGTCAGCATGGTCGGCCCGACTGGTGCAACCGGCGCGACTGGTGCAACCGGCGCGACTGGTGCAGCGGGCAGCCCTGGTGGAACCGGCGCGACCGGCGCCACGGGTGCAACTGGACCCGGCTACAAGGTTACGTCCACGAGCTCGATGACCATCGGCTCGTCCGGCTCCAAGACTTTCACGGCTGACGTTGCGAACGCCTATTCTATCGGCGCTCGTATCCGTGCCAGCAAAGCAACCGACCAGACCGTTTGGATGAGCGGCCTGATCACGGCGATTTCTGGCCTGGACATCACGTTCACGGCCGACAACAGCAACGGCTCCGGCACCCTTACAGCCTGGAACATCAACCTCGACGGTGAGCGCGGTGCGACTGGCTCTACCGGCGCGACTGGTGCTGATGGTGCCACGGGCGCGAGTGGTGGCTTCCCTAACCTGACGACGAGCGCACCTTCGACGCCTTCGTCCGGCACGATGACCCTGTTCCGCAAGATCATGGGATCAGGCAACGACCGGCCCGGCTGGATCGACAGCAACGCGATGAAGCGTTGGGTCCAGGAAAAGCTCGGCGGTCGCGCGTTCATGCAATGGTTCGTTCTGGCGAACAACACGACTGCACAGAACAACGGCTACTCTATCACGGCTGAGACCAACACGGCGGTTTCGGCTGGCAGTATTGCCACGACCAACGCACTGACCAAGATGTCGCGCCTCATCCACGACACGGTCACAACTTCGGGCGCAACTTGCGGCATCCGCGAGACGGGCGGCATGGTCTACATGACGCAAGGTTTCCTTGCGACATTCGTGTGGGGTTTCGCCGACGCGGCCACGGTTGCCAACTCCCGCTCCATCATCGGCTTCCACTCGGCAACCGGCGCCAACTTGCTCGGCAGTGCTGACCCGTCCAGCTTGACGCAGCTTGCAGCCTTTGGGCATGACAGCGGCGACACGGCTCTTCAGTTCATGTATAACGACGGCTCAGGCACTGCCACCAAAGTCGCGCTGACCGGCTTTGATCCGCAGTCCACGACCGAAGTCTACATCGGCACGATCCACGCTCCTCCGGGCGGCGGTTCGCTGCACTACCACATTCAGCGCATGTCGGACGGCACCGAGCTTTCCGGTACGGTCAGCACGAACCTGCCTTCCGCCGCGACCAAGCTCTCGGCCCGTATGCAGCGCGGCAATGGCAGCACGGCACTCGCAGTGACGATGGCTTCCATGGCAATCACAATTGAGAGGGAGCTCTACTAATGTCGTTCCTCGTCGAAGATGGCACTGGCCTTGCGGGCGCTACCAGCTACGGGAGCGTCACCGAGTTCGTGCTCTATTGGGCTGACCGTGGCAAGGACTACAGCGATACGGACGCCGAACTGATTGTGGCGGCACTGATCAACGCCACCGACTACATGGAGGTCCGTTTTGGCTCGAAGTTCAAAGGCCGCAAGGTCAGCGGCGAGCAGGGGCTTGCATGGCCCCGGCGCTACGTCACTGACCGCGAAGGTTACGAGATTGCTTATGACGCTGTTCCTTCACGCATCAAACGGGCATGTTTCGAATATGCCAAGCGTGCCCTTGATGCGGATCTGCTACCCGACCCGTCCGGCGACCCGAACGTCATCTCGGAAACGAAGACGGTAGGCCCAATCACCACAAGCAAGACTTATGCCGGTTCGGCAACCGGCACGAAGGTCAAGCCGTACCCCATGGCTGACGCCTTGGTTAATGAACTGACAATCCCAGAGAGCGGGTCGTTTCGATGAGCACCTTCGACTTTGACGCGGTCATCGCCGACGCGGTTGCCTCCATCAAGGAGTTCGGCCGCACTGTGACCGTGCGCAAGCTCGACAAGACACCCGTCACAGACCAGCCGTGGCGCGGTACGGCCACCCCGGCGCCCGTGGACGTGGAGGTCAGTGCCGTGTTCATTGGGCCGACCAAGGCCCTCCGCGACGACTTTGTGCAGGGGCTCGACGAGGTTGCCCTGGTGGCAGGCAACATGGACTTCACCGGCTACCACGAGCTCCTGGACGGAACCAAGGTGTGGCGCATAACGAAATTGCAGGTTATCAAGCCGGGTGACAAGATTGTGCTGACTTACCTGGGAATTAACCGATGAGCTTGACCTACGCTGAAGCGCGGGATGAAATGCTCAAGCAACTCACCGATGCGTGGGTCGCCCATGACAGCACGTTGCCCATGTTGTACGATGACCGGCCCGAGGACATCCCGGGCGATGGCACGGCTTGGGCACGCTGCCACATTCAGCACAACGCGGGCGACCAAGACACCCTCGCCGGACCCATTGGGAACAGGCTCTTCGGCCGTGATGGGCTCATCATGGTACAGATCTTCGCGCCCATAGGGAAGGGCTTGTCCAAGGCCGACGAATTGGCTAAGGTCGTCGCCGACGCCTTCGAAGGTCAGTCAACTCCCGGTGGCGTTTGGTTCCGCAAGGTGCGCTTGCGCGAAGTGGGACCGGACAAGGCTTGGTATCAAGTGAACGTCGTCGCAGAGTTCAACTACGTCGAAGCGAAATAGGAGGCCGCAATGGCATTCAAGGCAAAGATCGACTCCAACATTACTGGCCTCCGCTACGCTGAGGAAGCCACCCCGAAGGTGCTGCCCGGCTCGCCGGTCTGGTATCCTTTGGAGCCCAACAGCTACAAGGACTTCGGCGGTAACGTCAAAACGCAGGCCCGAACCCCGATCAGCTCCAACCGTCAGCGCAAGAAGGGCGTTGTGACGGACGTTGAAGCTCAGGGCGGTTTCGCCTCGGACGTCACGCAGATCAACCTCCAGGACATCATGCAAGGCTATATGTTCGCCGACTTCCGCCGCAAGGCCGAGACGTCGACGATCACCAGCGTTGCGGCAAGCGACAAGAGCTTCAACAAGACCGCCGCTCTGGCGTCGTATGTGGCAGGCACCCTCATCATGGGTGAAGGCTTCGGCGTCTCCGGCAACAACGGCCTCAAGCGGGTGGTTACGGCTGCCAGCGGCAAGACCATCGTCAACGAAACGCTGTACGACGAGACGCCTCCGGCCACGGCCAAGATCGTCGCGGTCGGCCGTCAGGCTACCTCGGGCGATGTCACCGTCGACGCTTCGGGCGACTTGCCTGCACTGAAGAGCACCACGCTCGACTTCACCACACTTGGCCTGATCCCGGGTGAGTGGCTGTTCGTCGGCGGTGATGCCACCATCACCAAGTTCGACACGGCTGCCAACAACGGCTTCAAGCGCATCAAGTCGGTTGCAGCCGACACCATCATCCTGGACAAGTCCGGCACCACGATGGTCACCGAGTCGGGCGGCACCAAGACCATCCGCCTGTTCTTCGGCCGCGTGCTCCGCAACGAGGACATCTCGCTCATCGTCAAGCGCACGTACCAGCTTGAGCGGACCCTCGGCTACCCGGACTTGGACAACCCGAACAACGTCCAGGCTGAATACCTGATCGGCGCCGTGCCGAACGAAATCACGTTCAACTTCGCCACGGCCGACAAGCTCACTGCCGACCTGACGTTCATTGCCGCTGAGCACGAACTGGCAGACAGCGACACCGGCGTCAAGTCGGGCAGCCGTCCGGCCATCGTCGAAGCAACCGGCTTCAACACTTCGAGCGACTTCTCCCGCCTGAAGATGAACGTGGTCGACGGCTCCAACGAAAACCCGCTGGCCTTGTTCGCCTACGTGACGGAAGCGAACCTGTCCATCAAAAACAACGTGTCGCCCAACAAAGTCATCGGCTCGATCGGCGCCGTTGACATGACCGCTGGTAACTTCGAAGTCACCGGCACCCTGACTGCCTACTTCAGCACCACGGCAGCCGTTCAGGCGGTGAAGGACAACGCCTCGGTCACGCTCGACATGATCCTGGCCAAGGACAACGCGGGCATCGTGTTCGACCTTCCGGTGATTACGCTCGGCGAAGGCCGCGCGAACATCGAGCAGGACCAAGCCATCAAGCTCCCGTTGGGCTTCGACGGCGCCGTCGGCCCGAACGGATACACCCTGATGGTCATCTTCTTCGACTACCTGCCTGACGCTGCTCAGTAAGGTAGACCCGAAACGGAACGGAGGGCGGCACGGGTGCCCGCTCTCCTTTTCGTCTACACCTGCACCTAACCAACGGGAGTTCCCATGTCTGCATTCAACATCTTTAAGACCGACGAGAAGGCTGAACAGGAAGGCGTCTGGCAAGACTTCGGCACCTTCAAGGTTCGTGTCGCTCGTTCGGGCGGTGGCAACAAGCGGTTCCAAAAGATGATGGAAGCGCGGATGAAGCCCTACGGTCGCGCAATCCAGCTCGGCACCATGGAAGAAGACATCGCCCTGAACATCCTGGCCGACGTCTACTCCAAGACGGTGATCACCGGCTGGCAATGCAAGCGCGACGACAAGTGGGAAGACGTCGTCGAAGTCGCCCCTGGCACGTTCGAACCCTATTCGCCGGACGTTGCGAAGAAGGCGCTGATCGCCCTGCCGAACCTTCTCCTGGACATCCAGGCTCAGTCTTCCAATCTGGCCATGTACCGTGACACGGTACGGGGTGAAGAAGGAAAAAACTGACAGAGGTCTTGCTCTACAACCTTGAGCAAGGCCCTGATGAGGAAACCATAATCCGGCAAGCCATGCGGGAGCGACGGCCACTACCGCCGGAGATCGCTGACGCACCCGTGCTCGGCCCCGGCTTGGACCTGTACTATTGCGCCTTCTGGGACTTGATGACGTCACGGCCGATAGGCATGGCGCAAGGCCCGATCGGGTGGCAAGTCATCCATCAGTATGCTATGGCATACGAGTTCAGCGAAGAGCAGGCTGAGGACCTGCTCTACTTCGTCAGCTTGATGGATGCCACCTACATGGAATGGAGCCGCAAGAAGCACAAGGAATCCAAGACGTGAACCCGAAGCAGTTTGCCAAGCGCATCCAGGAGGTCGGCAAGAACGTGGTCGTCGTCAGCGATAAGCTGGTGGCGGAAACGGCTGGCCTCATTCTCACGGGTGTTGTAGTTGCAACTCCAGTCGACACGGGGCGGGCTCGTGGCAATTGGGTGGTCAGCGTTGGGCAGCCTGTCATCAATGCCATCAACGTCACAGACAAGACGGGTCGTGGCACCATTGTTCGCGGCAAGCAAGTGGCCATGGCCCGCGTCAGCGGGCAGACGATTTACATCTGCAATAACGTGCCTTACATTGGGCGCCTGAACGAGGGCTATTCTTCACAGGCTCCGGCTGGATTTGTGGAAACGCAAATCCAGGCGGCGGTCACCTACATACGCAACCGGCGGATCCTGTAACATGGCCCAGACAGAACGCTTGCAGATTGAGGTCAGCGAGAACGGTGCAAAGACCGTTAAGCGCAACATCGAGGACATCGGCACGGCTGCCCAAAAGGCAGGCGGCGCGGTTGATGTTCTCAAGTCGGCGCTCGCTGGCCTGACCATTGCAGGCATCGTTAAGATCACCGACGAGTACGCCATTCTTACGAACCGGATCCGTGGTGTTACGGCCACCACGGGTCAGGCGTCGGCGGTCATGCAGGAGCTCTATGGCATTGCCACCCGTGCCCGCTCTGGTGTGCAGGGTGTGGCTGAGGCGTTCTTTACCATGGAGATCGCCCTGGCAAAGCAAGGCAAGACTCAGCGCGACGTGCTCAACATCACGGAGACCATCACCAAGGCGTTCGTCGCCTTCGGTGCCAGTAGCGAGGGTGCCGAGCGTGCCATCGTCCAGCTCGGTCAGGGCTTCTCCAAGGGCAAGTTGCAGACGCAAGACTACAAGGCGATCGCCGAACAGGTGCCCGGCTTTGCCGCATTGATCGCCAAGAACATTGAGATCCCCGGCTTCACAGCCGAGCAGGTGCAAGCCAAGTTCCTTGACCTCGTTGAAGCGGGCAAGGTTACGAGCGAGCGCATGGCCAAGGCGTTTGAGAAAATGCGTGGCGAGATCGACACCAAGTTCGGCACGTCGCTCAAAACGGTCGGTCAGGGCATCACCGTGTTCCGCGACCAGTTCGTCAAGGTTGCTGGCGAGGTTGCACAACAGACCGGCTTCACTGACGCCTTGTCTTCGGCCCTGCTCTACCTTGCACAGAACATGGATACCGTGGTCCGTGCGGCGGGCGCGGCTGCACTGGTGTTCGGCACCGGCCTTGGACTGGCAGCCGTGGTCAAGCTGTTCCAGCTTCTCGGAACGATTATGCTTGCTCACCCGCTCATCCGGCTGGCAACCATTGCGGCGGGTGCTCTGGCAGCGCTCACCACGTTCGGTGACAAAGTCGGCGTCGTCGGCACGCAATTCTCCACGGTGAGGGATGTTGCGAACGTCCTTTGGGAAGACATCAAGGCTGGATCGGCCAAGGCGTTCAAGGTCCTGTCCGACAACTCGTCTAACTCTGGTCGCATCGCCCGCTCTGCCTTGGGCGGCATCACAGACTTCCTGGTCAACTTGGGCAAGGCTGCCATCTTCGGCGCGTCAGTGCTCTACTCGGCATATGTGGCCGCAATCGAAACGATCATACAGAAGTTCAGCATCCTACCGAGCGCGTTCCTGGACATTGCCAAGCTGGCAGCCAACGGCTTCACCGACGTGATCGCCAACATGATCAACGCGGCGACCGGCTACCTTGCCAGCGGCCTGAACAACCTGATCGGCAAGCAAGTCTTCAGCGGAAGTCAGCTCGAAGGCTTGAAGTTGCAGGCGGGCACGGCGGGCGCCGAAGTCGGCACGGCGTTCACCGACAACTTCAACAAGAATATGCAGAAGGTCCAGGAAGGGCTGAAAACGGTCAGCGACTACTTCAAGGACGTTGGCAAACGGTCGGACGAACTGGCAGCCAAGCGCATTGAGAATGAGAAGAAGGTTGCGGATGCCCAAAAGGCAGCGGCGGCAACCATTGACCAAGCTCGACCGGACCAGCGTCCTGCGATTGACGGCAAGCTACAGGCACACTTGAACGACCTCCAGCGCGAGATCGATATCCTCAAGCTGGTGGGCGACCAGTACACCATCGGCAAGGAATTGATCGCTGCCTATAAGCTGAAGGGAGACGAGCTGAACGAGACCGAGCGCACTGCCATCACCAACAAGATCGCACTGAAGATCGAGCTCGAGCGTCAGCAGCAACTTGTCCAGGGTATCGTTGGACCGACCAACGACTACAACAACGCGATCAAGTCACTGTCCGCCGCATTGTCAGACGGGCGCATCAACCTGGAGCAGTACAACCGGGCGATGGCTGAGCAGGAGCTCGCCTTCCTTAAGACCAAGGAAGCCACCACGTTCGCCCAAGGCTTCACGCAGCAATTGCGCATCATGCAGCTTGAGACCCGCAACGCAACCGGGCAGATGGGCAAGGACTTCGCGCAGATCTTCGGCCCCGGTGGCTCCCTGTCCAAGGGCATCGGCGACGCGGTGGCGCAAGCCCTGGTGTTCGGCAAGAACTGGAAGGATGCCATCCGTGGCGTCGCTCAGCAGATCCTCGGTCAGCTCATCAGCGCCATCGTACAGACCGGCATCAACATGGCCCTCAACTTTGCCCTTGGGCAAACGCTCCAGGCGGCTGGCACGGCCTCAGGCGTGGCTCAGGCTGGTGTGCTGACGGCTGCCTATGCTCCAGCGGCTGCCACGGCGTCCATCGCAACGGGTGGTGCAGCGGCGGCGGCTGGCTCGGCTGGCATCAGCTCGGTTTTCAGCCTGCTCGCCTCCCTCTTGGGCGGCTTCTCGGATGGTGGTTACACGGGCGGCGCGGCCAAGAATGCCATTGCGGGCGTCGTCCACGGCCAAGAATACGTCATCAACGCCAACGCGACCAAGAAGTACCGCTCGACGCTGGAGTCGATCAACGCTGGCAAGGATCCGGCCGCACTGATCAGTCAGCCACCCGCCCAAGCGGTGAACCTGTCCATTCGCAACGAGATCCCGGACGCGGCATACGAAACCCGCATCCTGGACGAGAATGCGGTTGAGATCATCGCCCGGCGCATTGTGCGGCGCGAGTCGAGCGACGTGCTGGCCAGCGAGCTCCGCAACCCGAACAGCCGGGCGTCCAAGGCGATCAGCGGCAACACCACGGCAACCCGGAGGCGCTGATGCTCACGCTGCAACTCGTACCGGACCAGGACAACTATGCAGTCACCGAAGGCGAAGACATCATCGTCACCAAGGTGACGGGTGGCTTGCCGCGCCAACGGCGCGATCAGCTCAATGCTGTGGTCAAGGTAGAAATCCAGTGGTCGTTGAACCCTACCGACTACCAGTACCTCCGCGCCTTCTACAACTACTGCAACAAGGGCGCCGATCAGTTCTTCATGCAATTGATCCTGGAGTCACCGACGCTGCGAACCTACGTCTGCAACTTTGTGCCCGGCACGTGGAAGCTCTCAGCCATCAAGGGAACCCGCTACACGGTCCGCACGACTTTGCAGGTGCAGCCCAACGAGGACGGCTTGGATTATGCGGCCCTGGTGGCAGCCTATGAGCCTGAGCCGTATGTACCTCCGCCCGATCCGGTTGATTGGGGGACAGAATGAAGAAGCTGGCTCTCACACCGGACCAGGACAACTATGCGGTTGATGATGGTGCCAACACCATCTCCAACAAGCTGAACGGCGGCGCCTCACGCATTCGCAAGGACCTGCTCAACGCACCCTTGCGCGTGAACGTTCAGTGGACGTGCGACTTGGTTGAGTACGACTACCTCCGCACGTTCTACCGCACAACGCAGGACGGCAGTGAGCCGTTCCTCATGGACTTGCTGACCAACGCGGCCAACTTGACGCTTCACGTCTGTCGGTTCATCCCCAACACGTTCAAGCTCTCCGGCGTCAAGGGTGTGCAGCACCGGGTGACCGCGCAACTCGAAGTCATTCCGCAGGTGCCTGACGACGCACTGGACGAAGGTGTGGTGACGAGCTATGAGGCGTTCGGCATTGAAGGAAGCGAGTCGTATGCCTTGCTCGCAGAAATTGTGAACATCAACATGCCAGCGAACATCAAATGAGAGACCTGTCACCATACTTCGAACGGCAGTTCGACTGGAAGACGTACACCTGCTTCCACTTCACGCGTGACGTGTGGCTGGATGTCACGGGCGTCGACCTTGGGCAATACGTCCAGGCAGACCAGTCCATACGAGGCTGGAGCCGTCGGTTCTACACCGAGTTCCATAACGTGGTGGGCACCGTGATCCAGGAGATCAAGCGGCCCGTGGACCCGTGCCTTGTGCTCATGCGCAACAAGACCGCTCTGCCGCATTGCGGCGTCATGCTTGATGGGCTGGTGTTGCACTTGCCCAAAGGTGAAACCGTGGCGTATCAACCCTTGGAGGAGATCGTTGAAGCGAACAAGATCTTGTCCATCAACTATTTCAGGTGATCCATGGGTGGCGCACAAACCAAAACGCAAACGCAGGTTGAACAGACCGTTCCGCCAGCGACGCTCGATGCCTTGCGCGTCATTGCAGCCGCACCGAACCTGACCTACCAAGCGGCCACCGACGCGGTCAACGACATCCTTTCGACCTACTCCATTGTCATCACGGCGCAAGACATTGAAGCCTATCGCCTGTCGCAATATACCGGCTACTTCCTAAACAGCCGGACGAGCATTGTGCAGCTTGAAACCGTGGAGATCAGTCACTCCGCTTTCAGCAAGACCTACCGCATTGTCCGCAACGCCACCAAGGGCATCACGGCAATCATCGAAGGTGGTGGTACAGCGGTCTTCGACTACTACCCCATGAAGCTGAGCCCTCAGCACGCGCGCGATGACTTGGACCACGGCATCACGGTGACGTTCGGTGACCTCGGCGAAATCCTGCCCTTGGAGCTCGACCGTGTAATGAACGCACCGGGCGGCATGGAAGAGAAGCCGGTGGTGATCTACCGCGTGTATCGCAGCGATGATCTCACGTTCCCGCTGTACGGCCCGCTCAAGCTGGAAGTGGAAGCGTTCAGCTTCGACCGCTATGGCAGCACGTTCGAAGCCAAGGCACCGGCTGTGAACTACACCCGCACGGGTGAGATCTACTCGCTCACCCGGTTCCCAGGATTGCGAGGCTTCCTATGATCGACGTTGGCAAATACCTCGGGCGCGAGTTTCACTGGAAGAACTATAATTGTTGGGACTTCATCCGGGAGGTATGGATCGAGCACGCGGGCGTCGACCTTGGCAAGCGCACCCCGGAGTCTGTCACGGTGCAGGCATTCCGCAAGGCGTTCGAGGCGCAAGAGTTCGACGTGGACGGCGCCGTTGTGCGGCGGCTGGAGCACCCGATCGACCCTTGCCTAGTGCTGATGATCCGGCCTAATGTGCTCAACCATGTCGGGGTCTTTGTTCAGGGCCGAGTGTTGCATCTACTGCCGAAGCAACGGGTGCAGCTCCAAGACTTCAATATCGCCACTATGGGCTTCAGCGAGGTTCGGTTCTACACATGAGCAAGCGTCGCATCATCATCAGCGAAAATGCGCTGGAACCGGATGCCTATGAGATCCACGAGAACGTGCAATACGTCCGTGAGTTTCTCATGGACAAGTTCCCAACGTGGCCAAACACCGTTCACATCTACCATGAGCAGGTGGCGCAAGACCATGACGTGACGCCTTACGACGAAGCGAGCATCGAGCGGCTGGAGGAGCTTGAGGGTGACATCTTCGTCATCGTGTTCCCCGAAGGCCCTGCTCTACTCTTGGGCGCCCTGCTCGTCGTCGCCCTGGTGGCCGTTGTCGTCCTGCTCAAGCCCAAGGTGCCAGAGGTTGCCACGGCTGACGCGGCCCGCAACCAACAGAGCGCCTCGCCGAACAACGAGCTTGCAGCCCGTAGCAACAAGCCGCGCATCGGCGCACGCATCCCCGAGATCTATGGCACCGTGCGATCGATCCCGGACCTGATCTCGCAGACGTACACGTATTATGATGCGAACCGGAAAGTCGAAATCGCCTATATGTGCATCGGTCGCGGTTACTACAACGTGATCGACGTGCGCGATGCCGACACCCTGCTCGACTTCATCCCTGGCTCCGCCGCTCAGTTCTACTTGCCGAACCAATCGCCCCGTTCCGGCCATGCTGCATTCAAGCAGGTGGGCTCGTTCATCGACGACCCGCTGATGCGTGCCAAGCAACTTGAGCAGGTGGTCGGGCAAGAAATGCGTCCGCCCAACAGCGGCAGCGCGACCGGCGCATCCAACTTCAAGTTCCAGTACCCGGACCGCATCTACAACAACGTCGGCTATAACTTCAGCGATCGTTTCCAGGCTGGTGACGGCGTCACCATCACGGGTGCCACCTACTCCGGCGCAAGTGACGCGATCACGTCGAACAGCATCGCTCGCTATGTCTACAACGGCGGAACACCCTATGTCGAGTGGCAGTCGGGCGCACCGAATGCGATCTTGCAGGCGGGCGACAGCCTTGTCATCAGCAACTCGTCGACGACAGGTGTAAAGGATACCTTTACAACTTCGAACAGCTACACGGCGAAATTCACGTCGAGTGGACGCATCGACTTCAGTACCCGTGGCAGCCACCCGATCGAGGACGGCGACGACTACCGCACGGGTCAGTCGATCACGTTGACCGGCGCCGTGTTCAACTACGATTTTGCGGCGACCTACACCTATGCCAGCAAGTCCACGACCAAATTGTTCCTCACCACACCAGCCCTGACCAACTCGGCTTGGAATAGCATCAATGGTTCCAGCGACTACCAGTCCATGAGCGTTGGCGGGATCACCCGCACCGTGCGCTTCAACACGAGCGACAACAGCATCGAGCTCCAGTCCGGTAACTTCAACGACCTTGGGTCGGCTGGCACGGTGGTCGTCAGCGGCTCGGGCGCCGTGTTCACCACGAACCTCAACGGCACCTATACACTCAGCTCAGTCAACAACGGTGGCAACTACTGGACCCTGAGCAGCCCGTCCAGCACGAACGCTGAGTGGAACGACATCAACGGCAGTACCGACGACGACACCAGCATCACCATTACACAAACGCACGCGGGCGACACCACGTCTGTGGATTTCAATGGCACGTACACCATCAGCTCGGTCACGTCCACGCGCATCTACCTGACCAATCCTGGCAGCGTCAACAGCGACTGGAACCTGCTCTCCGGTTTCGTCAGCGACCGTACCGAGTATCCGGCCGGAACGGACACGTTCTATGTCGCGGCGCCCGTGCGAACGGTCAACCTCAACGGCGATTACACCATCGTGTCCGTTGGGCTTTACGAGATCATCCTCAGCAACCCGAGCGCAGTGGCCAGCGACTGGACGCAGCTTCAGTTCTATGACGGCGCCAACAAACAAGTCATCCCAACGGCACCGGTCATCAGCACGAACGGCAACAACTACGTCGGTCCGTTCTTCCTCGACGACCCGGACATCACCCGCGTCTACACCAGCTTCGTTGCAGCCGGTGGGCTTTACACCGACGACGGCAAAGACCAGAAGCGCAAGCAAGTTGAGATTGAGCTCTATCTATACCCCGCGACCTACTTGGGCGTCGCAACGGGTGGCGCTCCGCAGCATGTCACGTTCACCATGACAGGCTCCGCCTTACAGCGTGACACCGTGGCATATACGGCCAAGATCGCCTTGACGAACCCCGGCTACAATCTCATCTATGCCCGGCGCATCACGGCCAAGGACACGGCGTTCACCGGACAGGTGGTCGATCAGGTCAAGTGGGAAGACGTGTTCATCCTGTCGCCCGAGACCAAGACCAACTTCGGCAATGTGACCACGGTCTACACGAAGACATATGCAACGGGCGGCGCCCTGGCAATCAAGGAGCGCAAGCTCAACTGTCTGGTGCAGCGGAAGATCCCGTACATCACCGGCTGGACCGGCACGTACCCCAACTTCGTTCCAGTGTATGCGTCGGACCTGACCGCAACGAACGAGGCGTGGCAGATCTTTTGCGCCATGTCGATCGACCCGTATTTCGGCAACCGCGATCCCAGCGAGATCGACTTCTATGGCATTGCGGCTGCCTCGAACGACGTCTACAACTATTTCGGGCAGCAAGCGGCGTGCGTCCAGTTCTGCTACACGTTCGACAACACGGGCATCAGCTACGAGGAGGCAGCCCAATCCATTGCGAACGCGGTGTTCTGCACTGCCTACCGCCAAGGCTCGCAGATCAAGTGGAAGCCCGAGATCGGCACGGCTGAACCCGTGTTGATCTTCAACCATCGCAACAAGCTGCCCGACAGCGAGACCCGCACCGTGCGCTTCGGCGCACAGAATGACCACGACGGCATTCAGCTTGAGTGGGTCAACCCGGAAGATGATGGCATTGAAACGTTCTTCATCCCGGAAGACCAGAGTGCCACGGCAAGCAAGAAGATTGAGACGATCGGTGTGCGCAACATCACGCAGGCGACCTATCTCGCTTGGCGGTCGTACTACAAGCTGAAGTATCAAAACCATGCCGTGGAGTTCGACGCCACGGCTGAGGCTGGCCTGCTCGTCACCAAGGATAAGGTCCTCCTTGCCGACAACACCCGCGCGGATACCCAAGACGGCGAAGTCTGGGACCAGAACGTGCTCCAGCTCACGTTGTCGCAGAACGTCAAGTTCGACCCGGCCAAGTCGTACACGATCTTCTTGCAGCATCAAACGGGCTACGTCGAAGCCATACCGATCACGGCGGTTGCCGACAACATCAACGTTCTTAAGAACGTCTATTATCTCCAGGCTGGTGGCGTGCGCTTCCAGGTCCCGGCCGATGCTGGCCTTCTTTCCGTGGGCGACACCGTCACACTGACCGGTGGTTTCACGGACCCGACCAACGGCTCGTTGAACCTGAACGGCACCTATTCCATCCTGGAAGTCGACGGCTCCACGGGCGTCGTCCTGTTCGACAACCCCGGCGCCGTGGTTACAGCGTGGACACTCATCACGGTCACCGAGGGTGCCCTCCGCCTCAATCAGCGGTTCGAAAGCAGCCGCGATGCCAAGCGTCGGGTGAACCTTGCCTATGCTCCGGCGGCTGCACTGAACATCGACCCGGAGTCCTATGCCCGCGCCACGTACATCATCAGGTCCAACGTCGAAACGGCGCCGAGCCTGTTCATGGTGCAGGACACCACGCCGAAGGACAACCTGACCTATAAGGTTTCGCTCGTCAACTTTGACAGCCGGTTCTACTACCTGGACGATCTGGCGTTTTGGATGAATTTTGACGACGGCACTTTCCGCGACGCTTCGGCTCGTGGGATCGACGTCTACATCAGCACGGCAACCGGCAAGGCGACCATCGGCTACAACAGCGTGAGGAAGTCGAACTGCTACTACAACCCGACCAACTCCACGGCGGGCTGGATCAAGTCGCTCACCCTGACCGGCACCCGTGGCAGCTACACCAAGGCGTTTTGGATCAGGCAAGGTGCAGGCTTTGACAGCTACATTCTGTCCAATGCCTATGAGCAGTTCCGCGTGAACAACACGAACCGCTTGATCGCTGGCCATGACGGCTCCAGCCTGACCGGCCTGTCCACGGTAACGTGGCCGTCCAACGACGGAAACTGGCACCATGCCTGCATCACCTACGACGCAGACGCGAAGATCCTCACTGCCTACATTGACGGCGTGAAGAAGGCAGTTAAGACGGCCATGAACCCGCCGACGGTCGCCGCGAACCTGCAACCTTTGGGCTTGAACAGCTCCGGCGTTGCATCACCATACGTGGATGATATACGGTACTGGAAGCGAGCCTTCACCGAGCAACAGGTGGCCGAGCTCTATAACGCGACGAGGTAAACAATGGCCGTCATCAGCCGGTTAGAGCTTGAGAATGCCCAAAAGGATGTGACCACGCTTGGCACCGTGGTCAACGGCGCGGCCGACTTGGCGAACCCTGGCAAGCCCAACGGGTCGGTCCAGTCACGCACCGGACAGACCATCAAAACGCTTGCCCGCGTAGTGGCCGACGGCACGGCAACCGTGGAAGCCTTGTTGACACCTATCGTCTATGAGACCACGGCTGCAATGCAGGCGGGCAAGTCTGCCTTGATCAGCGGCGTGCTGGCAGTGAAGGCTGGACAGACCTGCTACAACCGCGAGACGACGCAGATCTACATTCTCACCAGCGTGACCGTCAGTGGTGTTACGACCCGCACCTGGGAACAGGTGAGCGACCTTGCCCAAGCCGCAAGCGCGGGCGACGAGGAGCTCCTGCTCCAGTCTTCCGGTGTTGGGCGCGTGTCGGTCAACGACTATGTGTTCCTCCGCGAATACGACCGGTTCCTGGAGAAACGGGCGGCACAAGAGATGTTCATCCGGTGGCCCGGCAAGTCCACGGCCCTGGAAGGCTTGGCCAAGGCATTGAACCCCGGCGCGGGCGAGTGGCCGACCAGCCCGTGGGGGCAGGAGACCGTTCACTATGGCGTGCCGATCGACAAGCTGCC